TTTTCCTATTTTCTTTGTCGTAACTATACCCAACCATTTCCTTACCTTTAATCTTCAAATAATAATTTGCACGCTTCCTTGTTATTCTCAATAATATCAAGGATTATAGGATTCACATACAATCCCGGCAAATAGAACATCTTGTAATACTTTTCAAGAAAACCACAAGATATACCATAATCGTGACATTCAATGTAGCACTGTATATCTTGCCATGCTTTTTCCTGATTGATACATTTATCGCAATCCTTTTCTTCCAGATTACAATAATCTCCCAGTAATGGGCATTTTTCTTCAAGTCTTGTATATCTGTTACTCATTGCCGATCATACATGCAAAGCAACTACAGTCTAAGCATTCTCCACACCCTGTTTCACAACAACCCTCTGCCGTTGAACAAAGCCTTTCTGGAATCTTTCTTACGAAATAACCATTATCTCTTAACAGAGAAATAGCTTCTTCTATTTTTCGTTCCATTGCTTTCTCCTTTATTTATGTGTGTTTATATTATAACAAATTTACATCATTATAATACTGCTCCATTTCCTCTTCTGCCAAACCACAATATCTTAATGTAATTTGCGGACTTGAATGATTGAACATTTCTTGTAAATGGCATAAAAACAAAGCATCATCTTTATGAGCTTTTAACTGCCAATAACCAAAAGTCTTCCTCATTGAATGAGTGCCGACATTGTACTTAATGCCTACAGCTTTTGCAGCATTTTTCAGAATAAGACCAGCCGGACGAACCTCAATGTGCCCGTTTCCTTTCCGGCTACTGAAAACATATTCATCTGGATTCATTTTTGCACCGTGGCAATATTCGATGATAGCAGTTTTGCATGATTCATTAAGATAAAATGTACGGAACTTTTCAGTCTTTTCTTCTTTGACTGTAATTCCACTCACAATGCTACCGTCTTCATCGAAAATCTGACTCCATTTCAGTTCCAACAAATCACTTGCTCTAAGCCCTACATTGATTCCAATAACGAACATTAAAGCATTGCGATACTGTTTTTTCTCTACGAAATGGTTATACATCAGTTCCAGATCCTCCTGAGTGCGGAACGGATATACTTCCTGTTTTTCGCCAACTTTATAATTTTTCTTGTAGTTACCTTTCTTTTCAGATTTTTCAACTACTTCTAAAGTCTTCTCTGCTATCGGGAAATTGATGATTCTTGCAGATGTTCCATCAATGATATATCCTTCCATAATGCTGCTCCTTTCTGCTGTTATGGCTTACTCTCCATCTTCAAGACCTTTCTTTAATGTGTCGATCCATTTCTTTTTGTTCTGATAAGAAGTATCAGACATTGAAATAAATTCAATGAATTTTGTGATTACATTAACCGTATTTGACACTGCAAGCATATAAATTTTTCTTTCGTTTTTTCCTTCCAGTGTAATATACTCTTCTTCCTGGCAATCTGAATAATCAAATCCAAAAAAGCTACCACTTGCTACCGTGTAATGTCCCATGAATACAATCTGCCATGCTTCCCGGCGTTTATCGTCTGTCTTCATTTGGAACTCAAACATTTCTGATTCTGCATCACTGTGATGATATGCGTCATGTGGATCAAACTTTGAATTGAGCTTATCCACAATTCTGTTAATCATGTCAAAGTCTGGGTTAATTGTTTCCTGTCTGTTAATTGAATACATCTTTTCACTCCTTCGTATTTGTTTTAGCTTTTCTTTACAATATATATACTATCATACTTTCACATCTTTTGCAAGTATTTTCTTTATTATTGCTTGTTTAAAGTTGTGTAAATTTTTATTTGGGACGATTTTTACATCGCCCCGTTATTTAGATAGAAAGGTTTTTAGTAATAGCCGTAACAACAATAACCAGCTATTACAGTGGAGATGGGGGGAGTCGAACCCCCGTCTTAAACACGTACTAATTATATAATCTTTTACGCAATACCATTCATTCGGACATTTTGTTTGAAAACGGTTGCCCCAGTGAATCAGGTAACTACTCCGTTTTGGGTTTGTAAAGGTTTCTTACAACGTCCACCACTCTGTTGTTTTTTGAAGAGTCAACTTACAGAGAAAACATTCTCCTTTTGGATATTAGCTCTTAATACAGCCTGTTACCAATATCCTAATCTCACAGACTGATATAGCTTACGCTACCATTCTTAATTCTTCAGCGTTTATTTTAAGTTTGACTATTAGGTAGTCACTCCTGCGAATTATATCCGTTCCATGCCCAATCGAATCCAATTTCATCCCCTTATGCTTTTCTTATATCCAGTTCATTGATTTTCTCTTTGAAAAGATCCTCATATTTCCCCGTTACTTTTCCGATTCTCTTTAAGAACCATTCACGGATTTCCTGGTCACTCAATTTGGTTTTTGAAAACACGGAAATCCAGAAAGTATTTACACTATGCTTAGAATCAATGGAAATATCAAAATGTCTGAGTTTCCCACCAACCAGCTCAAAAGAACCATGTTCTGTCAAATACTCTACAACAAGTGCCGGTTTTAACTCTCCGTTTTCATCTGCTGCGACACAACTACCATATCCAACTGGAATTTCAAGACCTTTTTCAATACTCCACTCTTTATTGGAAACGTGGAAATAATACTCTGTATAATCGCTATATTTCTCAAACAGAGATTCCGGCGATTCATTAGTATATCCTCGAAAAACAGGCTCTTGATCCATATCCCACACATGATATATATTTGCATAGTATTTTTCACTATGTTTTTCTTCTTCTGGTCGGTTAAGTTCAATTAACTTTTCCCATTTGCTACGATACTTCCACTGAACTTCATTTCCAAAACGTCTGATATCAATATCTTCCATATTTGGCAGTGAATCATTCTCATCAATCAGATTGAGACTTTCAGAAATTTCCTCATCAGAAAGACCACACTTTTTCAAATATACAGCATTGTCTTCTCTGCAAAGCTGATATTCTGTCATATTGCTGCGCCGTTCTTCTTCGGCTTTCTTTTCTTCTTTCCTTCGGTTAAACTCATCTACTGAATCCTTCCAAGAATGAAAAATATTGTCTTTTCGCTCAACGATATACAGTGGAGAACCTGGATGTTTTTTGTGGTAATATTCAACGTTTGACCGTAATACTAAATATCCTTTATTGATCCATTCTCTGATACCGGCATCATCCCCAATACTAATATTAAGATTCGGATCAATATCTTCCTTTTTCTCCGTAACCGTATATAAATCAACATAGTATTTTCCATAACCAGCGTATGTATTGATTTTGCCAATCAATATATCCATAAAATTGTCCAGCTTATCAACAACAAATACTATCTCGTCTTTTACAAAGTCTCTTTTCCCACTCCTGAATGCTCTCATAATTTATCTGCACTTTCTTTTGAATTTCCGGGAACTAAGCAAAGATTCCTCTCAGTTCTGCTCCCGGAATGAATTTTGGTAACACATTTGACTCGATTTTAATTCGTTCAAGTGTGTTTGGATCTGTACCCATTCGTGATTTTGTTGTCTTTTTCTTAAAAGTACCAAAACCAACGAACTTTACACCATCATAATACTTGTAGGCATACTTGATACCTTCAAGTACAAGGTCAACGGCACTTTCAACCTCTTTTTTAGATTTTCCAGTAGTGCCACTAACCACATTTATAAATTCTTTCTTATTTAACATTCATGCTCCTGTTCCTGTGTTAGCGAACAGATGTAGCAATCCACCTCAGAATCCATAAAATATTTTTCAATGATTTTGCTTATTATTGACCAATCGCCACCAGCTAAATCGCAACCTATTTTGTACGGAAATCCGACACTCTTTTTATATTTGACTGCGGTTTTTGCCACCGTAGCAATCGCCTTTTCAAGTGCCACATAATCTGTCTGGCAGAATCCTCTACCATAGCCATCCTGACCAAACAGATTTGCAACAACTTTTCCGTCATTACAATTTACGAATAATGTTCTTCCAAGTAAAACATTTCCATATTCATCGCAAAACTCTTTGTATTTTTTGAATACTTCTGGATAAGTTCTCCTGATCTGAAGCGCAATCCCTGCACCCATCACACCTTTACAGTTTGTCTGATGACAAATTATATCTACTTTATCCTGTTTTAATAAATCTCCAACTATATTGTAAATCATAATGTTTTGCCCTTTATTTTTGTTTGTTATGCGTATGCAACGGTAATACCGGCTTCTTCAAGTCTTTCTTTCAGACCAAAGTTCAGTGTGCTAACTGCTGCAATCCCGATTTTTGCATCGAATACATTTGTAATCTTCTTAACCATTGTAGCAGCTTCTACATTGTCTTCTGCTGGAATTTCATATTTCTTACCGCCATTGATAATGGATAAATAGAACTTTTCTTCGCCTGTTTCATTATCTTTTCCCAGACCATAGGAAAGTCTGATATCATCAGATGTAAATTTGATAACCTGGTTTCCGACTTTGATATCAATGCCGTTTGCTGCAACAACCTCTACTTTTTCCAGTTTGTTGTATTTTGCAACCAGATATCTCACATATCCATCTGTAAGTGTAAGGGTGTTTGTCACATCAATGGCTTCATCCAGCTTTCCATTTTCGTTGAAATACTGCTGGCAGTTCATGATTTTCTCTGCGTTCGGATTTGTACACTTGAAAGAACTCGGAATGATAATACTTCCAGTCTTTACGACAAAATGCGGTAAAGCTGCTCTCTTTGCTATTTCTTCTTTCTTTTTCAGTTTGTTCATTGCAGCCTGTACGACCTTATTCAGAACCTTGATACTCTCAACAGAATTAAAAGACACTACTACCGGTGTACCAATAACATCATCGTTTTTTACATTTGATCCGACTTCCTGTTTTGGAATATCAGAAAATGTAATAAGCACTTCTGGTGCATCCTTTACTTCTGCCATTCCAATAGCAACATCGCCATTACCACAATCAATGACAGTGTTTGAACTTAATACTTTTGTTTCTGTCTGTATTAACTGTTTAATCATTTTTCTTCTCCTTTACACTTCTATAACTTTATTATGGCTTATTTGAGATATGAAACCATCATGCAACTTCTTTTCCGCATCTCTCCTGGCTTTAACCGCATCATCAAGTTCATCAAAATAACCCAAGCTATACGTTTTCCCTTTAAAAGAGATTCTTGCATACCATTGTCCCATTCCTGAATGAAAAGAAACGCCGGTAACACCAGAAGTGTTATTTTTCTGCATACGCTTGTTTTTAATCCGATTCAAGTTTGTGCCTGACATTTCATATCACCTCGTTTCTGATTATAGTATATCATGTTTTCTTAATTTGTCAACCATTTATTATGGTTTAATTATAAAATTCTTTGTATTCTGTA